GGTATGGCTCAACAGTCCCAGCAAGCCGCGCAAGCAGAGGCGTCCGTGGGTCCGCAGATGAACGCAACCCAGGCCAAGGCAGCACAGGCTTACGCCAAGCAGCAGGCCGAGCAGCTTGCGGCCCAGATCGGCCCTCAGGTCACCCCCGCTCAGCGTGCGGCGCTCCAAGCCCAAGAGGCAGCGAACGCAGCCGCGTCGAAGGAGTCCCTGAAGACCCAACTGGCGCAGAAGCAGGCCCTCGCGGACCAGTTCCACAGTGATCCGACCAACTTGCTTGGTATGTCGAACCAGTTCGGCCCTCCACGCAATGCGGATCAGATGTCCGAGTTCTCGAAGGTCATGCGGAGCCAGGCCGAAGCTGCCGCCATGGGTCCCCAGGCCCCAGCGTCCCCGGCTCTCCAAGCGGCCCAAAAGGCCCAAGCGAAGGCTGAGGTGGCTACTCCAGGCAACGTCGCGGTGTGGCGCAATTCCGATACGGACATCCCGGTCACGGTAAAGCACGTCGAGCCGCAGCCAGGCCCAGATGGGCGCACGTACGTCCGAGTCGATCACAACGGCCAGGAGACGTTCGTCCCCGCAGACGAGCTTCAGCCCGCAACGAAGGCCGCACAGGCTCACGTTAAGGCGCAGGCTGCGGAGCGTCGTCTCACCAGCGTAATGGACGGCAGCTTCAACGCTCCCGGCCTGGACACTGGCCACGGACGACTCACGGAACTGATGTCTCACGTCGGTACTCCCGAAGGTCCCATCAGCAACGCCACGGGTCTCCCGACCCTGCAGCGGATCGCCAACGATCATCCCACGCTGGCCCCGAAGATCACCCAACTGATGACCTCAGGAGCCAAGGAGATCGACCGTGCATCGTTCTACGAGATCCAGCGCCTCCTCAAGGCGGAGCATGGTGATCGCACGCCGCAAGCGCTCGCTGAACGGGACGCACGGAGGGCCGCTCAAGCTGCTCCTGCAGGCCCGTCGCCCATCGCACAGGCCACTGGGGACATCCAGAGCGTTCCCGCGTGGAACTCGGCCAAGGAAAGCCGCCAGATCATCCAGAAGCAGGCATTGGCGCAAGCCCAGGACCCTGAAGTTCAGAAGCTGGTGGCCAAACTGATCGACACGAAGAACGTGAAGACTGCTAAGGACCCCAACGAGGCCCGCCAAAAGGCATTCGATGACTTCATGAAGGGTGCGTCTACCGACCAGCAGATTGAAGCGAAGCGCGTTGCCGAAACTTTAATCCGCTACGGAAAATAACCCTTGAAACTCATCGACATTATCCACTTGCTGCGTGCCTTCGACCGTGTGTGGGAAGACGCAGCGCTCACAAACGAGGAAAAACTGGCATGTGGGGAGGAGGTCCTCTTCCAACTCCCCCATTCCCACCTCGTCCCAACCACCCAGGCGACCCTTTTGGCCGCTCAGAAGTCCATACGGACTCGCCTGGACACCATCGAGAAACCCAGTGTCGCAAGCACCGAAACCGGACGCTCGAAAGGGCCGAAAAAACCCGGGAAGTCACTTCGCGAAGCTGAGTCAGACGCCTGAAGGCCGCGCTCAGTTAGCTGAGTGGCGTTCCCGGAGAAAGACTACCCCCAAACGGCCCTTCGGGGCCAAGGCGGGGTGGACCAAACACATGCGCCAGAAGGTTATGGCACACGCCATGGCTGAAGCCAAGCAACTAGTGAACATCATGGAACAGAAAGGCTACAACATCCCCAAGGACGAGTACGCCCGTGAAGGTATCGAAGCAGTGGTAGCCATGGTGCGTCTGACGGACATCAGTCCCAAGGACCGCCTTGCTGCGGCCCGCACGCTCCTCGACTTCACGATGGCGAAACCCGCCACCGACACCAACCTGAACGTTAAGAAGGCCGAGGATTTCCTCGCTGACCTGGCGAAAGATATGGACACCGAATGAGTATTGACGCCGTGCGAAAGCGGCTATTCGAGGACTTCGAGTACTACGCCAAGCACGCGCTCAAGATTCGAACGAAGGAGGGGACGGTCGTTCCCCTTGTCCTCAACGACGCCCAAAAGATTTTCATGAAGACTGTCATCCGACAGCTTCAGACAACCGGCAAGGTCCGCGTGGTGGTCCTCAAGGGACGCCAGCAGGGCCTGTCGACCATCATCGAGGGGATCATCTACTGGTGGACGAGCCAACACAAGGCCGTCAAGTCCATCGTTATGACCCACCTCGGGGAATCCACGAAGGCCCTGTTCGACATGGCCAAGCGGTATCACGAGAACGTCCCCGAGATCCTCCGTCCCCATACGAAATACTCGTCCCGCCGCGAACTCTCCTTCGACCTGCTCGATAGCTCCTACATGGTGGCTACGGCAGGCGGTGAGGGTGTCGGTCGAGGCGAAACCATTCAGTTGGCCCACCTGTCCGAGGCAGCGTTCTACCCGCCCGCCACGGCCAAGGACAACATCAACGGCCTCATGCAGGCCATCCCGAGTTCCCCTGGCACCTTCGTGTTCGTCGAGAGCACGGCCAACGGCATCGGAAACCCCTTCCACAACATCTGGACCTCGGCGGTCGAAGGAAAGTCCGACTTCGAGGCTGTCTTCATCCCCTGGTTCGTCCAGAAGGAGTACCGGTCCCCGGTGTCCAAGGGTTTCTCCAGGACCCCCAAGGAAGACGAGCTAGTCAAGCTCTACGGTCTCGACGACGAGCAGCTTATGTTCCGTCGACACAAGATCGCGATCAACGGCGACGAGATGTTCATGCAGGAGTATCCCTGCCACGCCGACGAAGCCTTCCTGACCTCAGGTCGCCCGGTATTCCACACGCAACAGATCCACGGACTCATGCAGATCGCTCCGGACATCAAGGTCCGCATGGAGTTGATCGGCGAGTCCCTCGAGGAAGCCCCTCGCGGCGACCTCCTTCTCTACCGCCTCCACGATCCCGGCGAGACGTACTACATCGGTGCGGACGTGGCTATGGGCTACAAGGGCGGGGACTGGTCTGTAGCACAGATCCTCGACTCGCAGAAACGACAGGTCGGCGTCTACCGATCCCAGGTACACCCCGACTACTTCGCAACAGTGTTGGACAAGATCGGCCAGTTCTTCAACACGGCCAAGATCGGCGTGGAAAACAACAACCACGGCATTCTCACAGCAACCCGCCTAGGCAAAGACCTCTCCTATCCTAATTTGTACTTTGAGACGCACGTCGACAAAGAGACAGAGGATGAGACGGTCGTCTATGGCTTCCGCACCACCGTCAAGACCAAGCCTCTCATCATCGACAAGCTCCGCGCTTCGTTCCGTGAGAAGGACATCGAGGTCAACGACAAGGTGACCCTCAGGGAACTCATCACTTACGTGGTGACCGACGAGGGGAAGATGCAAGCGGAACCCGGGTGCTTTGACGACTGCGTAATGTCCCTCGCAATCGCGAATTTCATCCACGAAGGTCGCTTTACTCCTGTTGAGAGTACAGATGACTTCTACATCGAAATGATTTAATGGCTAAGGCTTCCAAGAAGTTCAAGCCTGTGTCGGAATCGGAACTCAAGGCTCTCGTCGAGAAGTACTCCACCTCCAGTGTCGAGTACTACTCATCGAAGCTGTCCGACGAGCGCAAGAAGGTCATGGAGTACTACCATGGCGAAAAGCCCGCTCCTTCCCACGCAGGTAATTCGAAGTACGTCTCAATGGACGTGTTCGATGCTGTGGAATCTCTCAAAGCTGTCTTGCTCGAGACCTTCAGCGCAGGCAACAAAATCGTATCGTTCGATCCGCAGACCGACAATGACGTCGAACCCATGCGGATCGCAACGGAGTACGCGGACTACGTGATCCACCGTCAGAACGACAGTTACGGCACGTTCGCCTCGGTGATCCAAGACGGCCTCATGGCCCGCACGGGCATCGTAAAGGTGTTCTGGGACAAGCGTGAGGAAGAGCAGGAAGAGGAGTTCAGTGATGTAGACGTCGACTCCCTCGAGATGCTCCAGTCCCAGGAAGACGTTAAGGAAGTGAAGGCCGAGCACGACCCGGAGACGGGCCTGTTCAGCGGCACCATCACGCGCCTGATCGACAAGTCCCAGGTCCGCTACGTCCCCATAGCACCCGAGGAATTCCTCATCACCTCGACGGCCCCCAGCATCGAGGAGGCCCACTTCGTGGCCCACCGGACCCGCAAGACGAAGTCCGAGTTGATCGCCATGGGCTACGACAAGGATCTGGTCTACAGCGTCGGAACGAACGATGACGACGAGTTGTCCATGTCCCCCGAGCGGCTCGCCCGCTTCGAAGACATAGGCACCGGAGTGACCAACCTCGAGGAGGACCAGGACCAGGAGCAGACGGAACACGTGCTCATCACCGAAGCCTACATGCCAATCGACATGGATGGCACCGGTGAGGCGAAGCTGTGGAAGGTCACGATGGCCGGTACGGACGTCCTTCTCGACAAGGAGCAAGTCGACCGCAAGCCGTTCATCTGCTTCACGCCGCTCCCGCTCCCCCATGCATTCTATGGTGGCAACTATGCGGCCCGCGTCATCCCGACGCAGAACGCCCGCACGGTGCTCGTCCGAGGCATCCTGGATCACACGGTCATCACCAACAACCCGCGCCTCATGGTGGTCAAGGGTGCCGTGCAGAACCCCAAGGAACTCCTCGAGAACCGAGTCGGTGGCCTGGTCAACGTGTCGCGCCCAGATGGCATCCTCCCGATGCCGCAGTCGGGCCTGAATCCCTTCGTATTCCAAACGATCCAGATGTTGGACGAGGACAAGGAAGAGGTGACAGGTGTGTCGCGGCTGTCCCAAGGGTTGAACAAGGACGCCGTATCGAAGCAGAACTCGCAAGCGTCTCTCAACGACATGGTTAGCCTGTCGCAGCAGCGCGAGAAGATCATCGCCCGCAACTTCGCGAACCACTTCGTCAAGGAGTTGTACCTCGAGGTGTACCGCCTGGTGCTCATGAACGAGAAGCAGACGAAGGTGGTCCGCATCGCTGGCAACTTCGTGCGGGTCGATCCGACGGAATGGTCGGAAGAGGTGACATGTACCGTCGAACTGAAGCTCGGATACAACGAGCAACAGCAAGAGGCGATGAAGTTCCTAACGATCCACTCGACGCTTGCCGCTGACCCTGGTAACGCACGCCTCTACACCGAAGCCAACCGATACGCCGTGTTCAAGACTGCCCTCGAGAAGACGGGCATCAAACAAGTCAACCAGTTCCTCACCGATCCGAAGACCCTGCCGCCCCCGCAGCCTGACCCGTTCAAGGTCCAGGAGATGCAGTTGGAGCAGCGCAAGGTCCAAGTCCAGGAGTCTGTTGCTCAAACCTCCGCGAAGAAGACCGACCAACACGCTCAAATCGAGATGCTCAAGCTCCAACTGGAGAAGATGCAGATGCAGATGGAGCAGGTCATCAAGGGTCGCGAGGTGGATGTGAAGCAGTTCGTGGCCGAGTCCACGGCAGCGCTGCACACGCAAGAGCTTCACCTGGCCGAGAAGGAGATGGAGAAGAACCCGCCGCAAACCCAAGCGGTTCTCAGGACCTAAATGGACCAAACCCTAATGCTCCAACGCGGCACTGCTGCCGAGGAGCTTCTAGCAAACGAGGCGTTCATCACTTCGGTGAACGAACTCTACAACCAATATTTCGCCGAGATCACTGCAAGCGA